GTGTAAGATTTGCTCATTGTGTTTCCGTAGCTATCCGTTACGTCTATACTAATGCTAGAAGCATCAGCATCAGCTTTTGAAGCAAACGAAGCATACCAAGCTATAACTGAACCTGTTGTTTCGTTAGCGTCTTTAACTTTTAATCGTTGAAATTTTATTCTATTTCTAACTGGTGCAGTAGAGCTACTAGCAGTTCCATGTGCGCCTTGTATTGCAGTAACAGTCATTACGTTACCACTGTCTGTTGTTTCAACCATATTACCAGCTCTTGCAGCAGCGTCAGTCGCACCTTCTCTAGTAGAGTGGACATGAACTTTGTAATAAGAAGATTCTGTTTCGTCATATATAAGATGCGCTTTTAAATCTAATGTTCCTGTTAAATTGTTTATTGCAGCAACTAAGTTCTCCATTGTGTCTAACAATGTAGTTCCTATAGTTACGGTTACGCTACCTCCAGCCACAGAACTGTTATTATCAAACTCAAACACCTTTACAGTATTAGAGCTATCACAACCAGTAATTGTAATTTTGTCAGCGTCTGATGGTTGCCCTGTAAAAGCCACGTTTCCTTTATCATAATTACTACCCCCTTCGCCATCGTTAAATGTAAAGTCTGAGCTATCGTCGCTATACGTTATTCTAATGTTTGTGGTAACATCTGTGTAAATACCAGCATTTGTAGTATTAAAAATTCTACCAGTACGACTATCTGTTGAATCATCTAAGGCATGATGAATAGCACCAGCTATTAAATCTGACCTTGCGTCCATTGTGCCTGTATTACCAGAATCACCACCACTAGAACCTTTACCAGAGTTTGTTGTTTTAATAGTAATTGACCTAACTGTGCCTTCTGAATCTGTTGCTTTTATTTCATATCCAGAATCATACGCGCCTTCTTTAATAAAGATAATGCCACGCTTAACGTGGTCGCGCTCATACATTCCTGTGCCACCTGATGTAGTAGCTTTTAACGCTGGAGTTATATCTTTATTTGCTATAAATGTGTAATCAGCAATCGTAACTGCTGAGTAAGGGTGTGTTTCTTGCTCATTTGTAATGTCAAGATAATCTAGCTCTGTTCCATCTAAAGCGTTGCCATCTGCATCTTTTACATCTAATCTTTCAAGACTAGCGTTTTCAGTATTTAACTTAAACAAAGATATGTCAGGTGTAGCGTCTGCTCCAGAACCATCGTAGCCAATACAAAGCATAAGTTGCTCAGAAGTGCTACGATTGATAACGTGGGTAAATGTGTTCTTTGCTGGGTGCTGTAAAGAAGCTTCGCCGTCATCTATGTATTGCACATAATTAGTGCCAGCTCTTTTAGTCAATCCCTTAATAGGATCAGCGAGAAAGTTCTTTTGCTCTGAACATTGATTGTCAAAACGCTCAGAGTCAGGTTGCTGTGAAACGCCCCCTGTTAAGTTTTTAATATTCTTTCTAGTGTAGACCATTGCTGTTTCCGCTAATACCACGAACAAGTATGTTAGATACAGAAGAGCTATCTCTAAGCATATTAACTTCATCTATACCAAACTCGTAGTCGGTAAGTTTAGCTTTAGCATCCATTTCGTCTCTTTCTGTAAACGCTCTAATATCTTTAGAACCTACCAAGCGATCCGCATAAGTTCTTGCAGATCTAATTAAACAATAACGCTTGGCAGCTTCTGGTAAATCTAGGAAGTCAAGCAGATAAATTACAGTTACAGTAATAGTGTCTCCAGCGGTAAACGTGTCTGTCTTGTCTTTCATAGAATAGACAAATTTGTTTCCACTAGCTCCGTTGCTTCCAGTTCCGTCATCACGAATAACGTAGTCCTCACTTGTGCTTTGATTTCTAACTTGGACATAGTTTGTCGGTGCTGCGTATTTGCCTGAACCATTAGCTGTCAAAGTTATGTCCTTCTCTGTGTTAAACACATAAGAGTCCATGCAAACTTCACGAGTAACTTCATCTAAGATTGTTACAGCAGCAGACACTTCATAAGGCAATGTGCCACCTAATGTGGTAACAGTAGACTCGCCAATCGTTTGAAGCATCGTATTGACTGCTTCAAGTTTGCTAGTAGTGGCAGCCATTTACCTCTTCCAAGTAATGTAAACGTAAGCAGCAGATGCTCCCCCACTTGCGTTAGTCAATATCATAGCTGGAGGCATAACATCGCCTGAAATAAAACCAGCCTTTGATGCCGTTGGATTTTTGTGTAAATCTGAATCAACAATAGCTGCTTCAGTAGCGGTGAAATCTCCGTCAGTATCAATAGTAGGCACTTTAATTGTAAGAACTGTGCTTGAAATAATAATAACAGAGCTTGCTCCAGCTACGTCAAGAATGTCGCTATCGCCATTTCCTGTAAAGTCTACTTTGTAATATTGCCTTGTTACTGGGGGAACAACACCTATAGTTTTTTCTAATGTGTTTGTCATAATTTAAAAGTTTTTTAAGAGAATTAGGTAGGGTGCATAAGCACCCCACCTTAAAAGAATCAGATTACGCTTGCGCTGCAACTATTTTTACGACATTTTCTGGACGTAGTAGTCCTGTGCCGATACCAGCAGAAGTAGCCATTAAAGTGCCAAATCTTTCTGGAATGTAGTTAGCTTCGCTTTGTAAGCCTTTTAGAGTAACTGTGCCAGCAGCTTCTTTTTGGAAAGCTAAAGCACACCAAAGTGAACCATCAAAAGTATGATCATCATTAGCTGTAACGCCACCTAAGTAAAGAGGATCGCCAGCAGCTTTTTGATTAGCTTGGTTTTGATTGTAGAACTCTTTCATCAAAGTCATTGGAATAACTTCAAAGCCTAAGTAGTGCAAGTTTTGCAAACCTTTAGAGCGGTCTCCACTTGTAGAGAAGTCAGAGCTAATTGCACCATCTTCTTGCAAGATTGAATAATACTCAAAAGGACGAACAACCATACAACGACCTTCCGCTGGAACATCATTGTTATCCATTGCAGCAGAAGTTTCATTAAACATTTGCTTAATCAAAGCTGATGTTGTCAATATGCTTGAACTTCCAGAAACCGAAGCATCTGTAGTAGTTCCATCATTTAGTGTTACAGTAGAACCAGCACCTTGACCCATAGCAGCCAACAAGAAAGCGTCATGTTGTTTACCCATGCTAGCTCCAGCTTGCGCTGCAAGTGCTGCTCTGACATCATAATGTGCCTTTAGTTCTTCCATATTATCTACAAACTGTGCTGCGTAAAGAAGCTTTTCAACAGTAATTACCTTTTCATTAGCGGTAATACTTGAAGCTGATTCACCTGTAGCATCGAATATTGATTCGCCAGCAACGTGCAATTTTGCAGTTTCAGTTGAGAAAGTAGGAAAGGATGCACTCTTACCTGATGTAATTGTGCGATTCATAAGTTTGTCTTTTATTTTAGACGCTGAAGTGTAGCTTAGTAAAACTTCTTGCCCGTAAATTTTGAGCAAATTATTGTCTAAAGATATTGCTGATAAGTCTGCCATTATAAACCTCCGTAGGTTAGACAGTAAAGCCCCAGCAAGGGGCTGAAAGTGAGTTTAGTTTTACCTAACTCATTAGAAAAAAACAAATGAACACACTCTCGAAGTTGTCTCAACACGCTCACAGTCGTAACTGCTTGAGGGAGGCTTGCGTTAAGGTTCATTATTTTATACATTTGATTTGGCAAGCTTTTTATGTACTTTAGCTCGATACGCAGAATCATTTGTGTATCGTGGGTCTTGCATATCTCTTTGCACTTGTGCAGTAGATTCGTAAGCACCACTAGATTGAGCAACAGCATCAGCTTTAATCAAATTTGATTTGGGTTTAGGGTTGTCAGCTCTCATTCGAGCATCTAGGTTTTTAATTGCAAAACGCATCTCGTCTGGAGTTCCGTTCTGCATAATGTTGTCATAAGTTGTTATTTCACTTTCTGACAAGTTCTTTCCAGCCCATTCAGTTAAAGCACTGTAGTCTTCAACTTCGGCTGTCATCTGCTTCATTTCGTTCGCAGCTTTGTAGTTCTCAAGTTCTTGTACATGATCTACTAACTCTTTAGGAACGCCAGCTTCTTCAAACTTAGCGTAAACTTCGTCATTTATTTCCCCAGCTTCTTGCAAAGACTGATAAGCCTCAGTAACACCTGTTCTCTCAGTGTTATCTTCGGTATTGGTGTTTTCCTCACTAGGCTCGGCATCGTCCTCTTTATTGTTATCTTCGCTAACCTGTTCACTAGGAAGCGTTGAATCTTCAACATTGTTATCTTGAACTTGATTGTTGCTCGGTTCATGGAATTTTTTCTCCAATTCTTGATATGCTTTTTGCAAATCTTCTTGACTGTCAAACTTGCCTAATATTTTTTCAGGTGGCTGTTCTTTAGCTTCTTGTTCTGCAAGAAACTGTTTATCAGCTTCACTGAAAGCTGGTTTTTCTGGGTTGTCAGTAATCAATACTGAATTTCTGTGAGGGTCATAATTATCGCTCATTGGCTTCTCCTTCTTGTGCTTGTTGTAGTAATTGAGGTGCAACCTTTTCTAACATCTTGCCTTGTTGCTGTTGTTGCATCATGGCTTGTTGTTGTTCCATTTGTTGCTGTTGAGCCATCATAGCTTGTTGTTGCTCCTGTTGGAGTTGCTCATCAGATTTCAATATGTTTTTGTCTACACCAATGGCGCGAACTAATGAAGACATCAAAGCTCGTTGATCCACTACCTGACCATAAGCTTCTGGACTCATTTGACTTGCCATTGTTACAAACTGTTGTAGCCTCTCAAGATCGCTAGTTCTGCCAAGTGCTGTTACACCTGTGCTAATAATTAGCTTGACTTCCTTCGGTATCTCAGGAATCTTTTTCTCTTGAGTAAGACGATTGATAATAATATTTACAAGTGGTCTAGTAAACTCACTAGACAACATTGCATAAGTACCAGCCAATACTTTTTCTAGGCTGTTAATAAGAGCTGTAATCTCTGTAGCTGTTGTTCTTCCGCCAGCTGGTAAAGCATTATCTAATAGGTTAAATGCAAACGATACTCTCTTCTCTATGTTTTGAGCTGCTTGAAATGCTATTGACATATCAGCACCTTTGTTAGCTTGAAGAGTTGTAACGTCTGTAGAAACACCGTTAATAACATCACCATTTTCCGCTTGTGCAATATTCTTTGCTCTAGTTGTAGATGCTGGGTTTACCATAAATACAACTTTGGATGATATTGCTGCTGCCTCTACCATTGCTCTCTGTAGTCCTTCTAAACTGCGAAGATCTCCGTAGATACCTTCTACATAAGAACGACCATAGCTTTCTCCAGTAACAGAAGTCATACGCAGTGCTAAAAAAGGTAGCTTGTCTAAAGGAACGTATTCCTTTGTATCAGGCAACACTTTCCCATTCACCTCTTGGTAAATGTAATACTCGTTGTTATCTGTTAAATGGACGCAAGTGTAAAGTTCGATGTTCTTGTCGTTGTCTACAAAATCATCTTGGTCGCTAGGTAAGTCTAAATCTATATCTAAGTTCTCAGCGACCGTCTTAGATATTTGTTCTTTAATAATTAAATCTGTAAGATTGCCTTCAATATCCCTATGGCAAACAGTGTCTTCAAGAGAATAACTTCTAACATTTCCATCTGGTTGCACATAAAGAAAAGCATTACCAGCAATAATAAGATTCTTTAATGCGTCATATATTGTAGGTCGAAGATTTTTGTCTTCAATTTCTTCAAAGACTGTCTGCTCGATTACAGATAAAGACTCATCCACCTCTGCTTTAATTTGCTCTGCTTGATCGCCAAACTGCTCAAAAGCATTGTCGCTTACTAACAACCTAAAAAACTTTAAGTTGGTAGGAAACAAAGACAACATTAAATTAGAAGCTAGGTTATTTACGCCTCTTGCCCCTAAAGATTGCCAAGGTGTCTCATAAGATATGTCGCTAGTATCTTTGTTTTTGTAGGAGATATGATCCCTAACAACCAAAGGAAGCGTTAGCTCAGAGCAACGCCTAGCTCGAAGAAGAAAGTTTTCACGTTCTGCTTCTAATTGTTTGTAACGCTTCTTGCCCATGCTTATTAGTAATTAGCTCCAGAATTGCCACCACCACCGCCTATGGTAAATTGAGAACGCATATCTTTACGTCCACCAGCAAAAGGATTCTTGGTAACAGGAGTTTTTTGAGTCATGCCTTCTCTAGCTTTTTCTTGCTGACGAATCATTGCTTGCGCTCTCTGTGATTCTAATTGCTTTTTCTCAGCTTTCTCAGCAGCTCTTTCTTGGCTACGTCTCTGAATTTTTCCAGCTACAGAAGTTTTTCTAATTCCTTCTAAGCTAGTTGCTATGCCAGCTCCCATTAAATAGTTTGCTAATACTGCGGTTTCGACTCCAGTCATTATCTTTTTTGTGTTAAATGTAATTGTTTAAGGGTATTGACAATCTCTCGTTTGCCAGAATAAAACATGATTTCCTCCACGCTGTCTGTAGGCTTATGATCTCTAGGTGGTATTATTTTCTGTAAATAATCTATAAGTGCCTTACTGACTACAGGTGTTTTCTCTTCTTCAAAGTGATCTGGATTCATGTTGATGCTCATTGTAAGCATTTTAATAAGCGATTTTTGCGAAGCGAAAAGCGTTTTTTAAAAGGCTTATATAAGAAGCCAATTTATAGTAAGCATTTTTGAGGACGGAATTTATTCCGTTCTTAATAATGTGCGCTATAGGCGCAATCGTAGTGTTTGAAAAAATGATGTCAAGAACTATTTCCATTATATTTTTATAACATTTTTCTTGACTTGTTATATATCGCTCTAATAAGCTTTAGTTTCAGCCGATTAGCATATCGCCTATCGGATTAACAATTTTCAATTTTAGGAAAAAAACAAATGGCCTCAGTAGCAGAAAACAATATTTTCGCTCTTGCACAGAAATATAATCTGGAGCAAGGGAAGTTCGCTGACTTTTATCAGCTTCACAATAATTGGTGTCTTACTAAGAATGGGGCAACCAAGATCAGACACGCAGAAGGGATTTCTTATGACGTAATGCAGTCTGACAAAACGAATGTATCCTATGTGATATTTATGGAGTTTACTAATAAGGACAGCAAAACCATACAAGAGATTGGATCGTGCCGATTTGATGGTACTAAGAATACTCCAGAGCGTAGCCACGCCCCAGAGATGGCATTTAAGAGATGCCTAGTTCGCGGAACATTAGCCATGCTTGGAGAAGCAGCTCAAGGTGTTTACGGAGATGAGGAGTTTGATACTGACTTTAAGAAGAACGGAAACGCTCAACCAGCACCCCAACCAGCACCACAGCCAGTAGCTCAACCGACGCAAAACCCTACTGTGCAAGAACTTACGGCGCAATTTAACGCTGCACCTGAACCAGCTACCAACCCTGACAAGACTATTGATTACACCCAAGATCCTCGCCTAGCTAGAGCTAGACAGGCAGAGGGGTGGA